TTTTTATGACACGCACTGAAGGACGTTCACATGAGCGAGATCAACACAGAGGTTATGACCCGCGAGGAATTAGAAGCGACCGCCAAGGATCTGGGGCTGTCTTTTCCGCACAACGCCGGTGATGACACATTGCGCACCAAGATCAGCACAGCCTTGGGCGATACCGGCAATGGCGAATCAAAACCCGCCGCCAAACCAGCCAAGAAAGACGAAGCTGGCGAAAAACACTACGAAATTATCATTGCCCGCCACGACCAGGACAAGCAGCCGGTGCCGGTTGGTGTCAATGGCAAGACCTGGCTCATTCAGCGCGGCGAGAAGGTCATTGTGCCCAAGCGCGTGGTGGACAACTTGAGCAATGCGGTTCAGTTCAACTACGACCCGGCCACCATGAAGCGCACCGAGATTCAGAGCTACCCCTTCCAGATTCTCCGCGAGGTCTGATCTATGAATTTTCTGGAACTCTGCCAGCGACTGCGACAGGACACCGGCTCGATCGGCACCGGCCCGGAAACAGTGACCAGTCAGAACGGCAACGATGCGCGCCTGGTGTCATGGATTCGCAGCGCTTGGCAAGAGATCCAGACCGAGCGGCGATGGCTGTTTGACTGGACTCAGGGTGGCGTCACCTTGAACACCAGCGGCACGCAGTACGCCATGCCGACCGACCTCGATGTATGGGAGCGGAACACGCTCGCCTTTGACGGTCGCAAGATTGACGTTCTGCCGTGGGCTGAGCTTGAGGCTGCCCCGCGATTCACGGCTGCCGCTCTGGCGCCGGACGGTTCGCTGCACCTGAATGCGAAGCCGGACACTGCCGGGATTCTCACCTTTGAGTATTGGCGCACCCCGCAGAATCTGATCGCCAATACCGATGTTCCCCGGATGCCTGAGCGCTTTCACATGGCCATCGTCTACCGGGCGCACAAGCAGTACGGCTTTTATGAAAGCGCACCGGAAGCCGTAGAGATTGCCACCATCAACGAGGACAAGGTTATGAACAATCTAACGCGCTCGCAACTGCCTCACGTTGACCTGCCCGAGTCGTTGGCATGAGGGATTCCCGTCGCGAGGCGCAAATTGTCATGGAGGGCGGGCTGGACCTGGAAACCCCGTCGCTGACGGTTCGCCCTGGCCGAATGCTGGCCTGCAAGAACCACGAAGTAAATACCCTGGGCGGCTATACCCGCATTGAGGGCTATGAGCGTTTTGACGGACGGTTGCAGCCCTCTGACGCTCCAGACAGCGCTGAGCGAGAAGGCCGCCGTTCCGCCATCGGCAAGCCTCCCGGCACCGGCAAGATTCTGGGTGTGCACGTCTTTAAGGGCGAGGTGTATTGCCTGCGAGATCAGAATGACGGCAGCAGTGGATTCTTCAAGGCGACACCGTCCGGCTGGTCACAGATCACCACCCCGGCCAGAGATGGCGGCGGTCGTGCGCAGTTCACCAATTACAACTTTAAAGCCAGCGCAACCACCGAAGTAATGATTGGCGCAGACGGCGTGAATTCGGCGTTTGTCTATGACGGCAGCACGTTCACCGAGATCAGCATTCCGGGCGAGACAGGCTTTCCGATGTTTTGCCGGGTAATGAACAACTACCTGTTCCTGGCGCTGAACAATGGAACGGTCTATTACTCGGTAGTGGGCGAGCCGACCAATTACGAGCCCGTAGATGGCGCGGGCACCTTTGGGTCCGGCGACTTTATTACCGGCCTTGAGCCTGTCGTAGGCGGCGCTATGGCCATTCTGATGCGCAACCGGATTGCGGTGCTGTACGGCAATGGCCCGGACGAGTGGAGCAAGACCGATCTGCGCAACCACGACGATCAAGTGGGCGCAGTGGCGTATTCCGCGCTGAACTACAACCAACTGTACTACCTGGACGACCGCGGCATAACTTCGCTGCAAGCCACCCAGGCGTTCGGCAACTTTGCCAGCGCCACCCTATCGACTGGCGTGAACCCGTTTCTGAGGATTCGACGCGGACAACTGACCGATGGAGTGGTATCCCGGCGCAAAAACCAACTGCGATGGGTATTCACGCCTTCAGCCGGGCGCACCGGTTCAGAAGTATTGACAGCCACTTTCACCGGCAACCAGATGACCGGCTTTTCCCGGCAGGTGTACGACCACCAGTTATCGGTGATCGAGTCCGGCGAATTGCTGGATGGCGAGGAAATCATTGTCGCCGGCACGGACGATGGATGGGTAATGCGCTTTGACCGCGACACCTCGTTCGACGGCCAGCCCATCGAGGCGTATTTCCGGTTGCCGTTTGCCCACATGGGAGCCCCGCAGAAGCGCAAGCACTACCTTAACGCCCTATTCAACATTCAGGCCAGCGGCAAGGTCGATCTGAAGATCAAGCCCCTGTTCAACTTCAATGACCCCGGCAATGCCGCGCACCGCGTGTCCTCGCTGGACATTATCGGTGGCGGCTCTAACTGGGACGAAGGCAACTGGAATGAGTTTGTCTGGTCTGCGCAAGTCAATTCAGAAGCGTTTGCCGACATAGCAGGCACCGGCAAAAACGTGGCGTTCGTGATCTACAGCAAGAGCGCCAACATTAAGCCCTTCACGTTCTACGACGCCCTTGTGCATTACACGCTGAGGAATTGGTACAGATGAGCAACGACTACTACGATCACCAGCCTACTTTTGTTGCCGGCGACCTGGCGCGAGCCGAGGACGTTGAGAACGAGCTTAACGGCGTCACGTCCGGTTTCGCCAAGCTCCCGCAGCCCCGCCCGTCAGGGGATGGCTTTCTCACGCCCATCTTTATTGGCGAAGCGATTGACCCCAATCATGCAGCCACACGAGGGCAACTGATTGTCCTGGAGCAGCAAGCCCAGAGCCATAAGAACGCAGCGGCGGCGGCACAAACTGCGGCAGAAGTTGCGCAGTCCGCGTCTGAATCCGCGCAGTCCGGCGCCGAGGTTGCTCAGTCCGCCTCTGAAGCCTCCGAGGTGGCGGCGGCAGCGTCGGCCAGTGACGCCCTGGGTGACGCCACAAGCGCCTCCGGCAGCGCTGCTGCGGCGTCAAGCAGCGCCTCAGATGCGGCAGCCAGTGAAAGCGCGGCAGCCGGCAGCCGCGACACCGCGCAGGACTGGGCTATCAAAACGACCGGCACCGTGTCAGGCGGCGAGTTCAGCGCAAAACACTATGCCGGACAGGCAGGCGCGAGCGCTGACAGTGCAGACACGTCAAGCCAGAGCGCCGGCCAGAGCGCGTCACTGGCGTCAGGAAGCGCCTCTGAGGCAGCCACCAGTGCCAGCAATGCCGACACGTCCGAACAAAATGCCGCCACCAGCGCCTCTCAGGCAGCGGGCAGCGCCACCAGCGCAGGCACCAGTGCCGGCAATGCGGCATCATCGGAATCCGCCGCCTCGACAAGCGAGGCCAAGGCGCAGCAATGGGCCGAGGCAAACCAGAACACGCAAGTTGAGGTTGGCGAGTATTCCGCAAAGCATTGGGCCGCTGTCGCAGGACAAACCGTGTCGGGCGCGAAAAAATACATAGGGCAGCACGATGCGTCAGGCGGCACTTACCCGATTGCAACGCCAGCAGCGGGCGATGAGGGCAAGTATTGGATCATTAGCGCGGCAGGCACACTGCCGTTAGGCGCGGTTGATATTGGATGGGAGCTGTCCATTAGCGACGCGCTGGCTTACGAGGCCGCCAACCTGCTACCAGCAAACCTGGTGAGCGAAATCAATGGCAAGGCAGGGCCGACTGTCACCCTTGGCTATGCAGACATTCCGGGGCTGGGCACCGCCGCCGCCATTAACGTGGGAGCCGGGGCCAACCAGGTAGCACAAAGAAACGCATCAGCCGATGTGCCGGGAAACATTACCGGAAACGCCGAGACAGCAACCAGGCTGCAAACCGCTCGCACAATTGCTCTAGGGGGCGACCTGACGGGCTCAGCCTCTTTCAGCGGTGCCGGGAACATCACCATTTCAGCCTCTGTGTCGGATGACTCTCACAATCACACCATTACCAACGTGGACGGCCTTCAGACAGCCCTGAACGGGAAACTGGCCATCGGAGCCAAGGCAGCAGACAGTGACTTGCTGGACGGCATCGACAGCGCCTCGTTTGCCCGCAAGGATCAGGCCGAATCGTTTGCCGGAATCGTTACCCTGAGCGGTGGTAGCGGCACCGTGGGCGCGGCACAGGTTCCAGATGCAACCCGTTGGATCTACAAGGTGGCTGCTCAGAACGTGGGCGCTCACTGGAACACGTCTACCAACACGCTGGACATTCGCAACAGCCTGGGCGGCGTGGACATTAATGGCAGCAAGGCGTGGACAGCCGGCAACGACGGCTCAGGCTCCGGGCTCGACGCGGACACGGTGGACGGCTTTCAGGCCAGCTACTTCCTGCCCGCAGGCAGCTACACCGCCGCCGACGTATTAACCAAAGTGAAAACCGTGGACGGTTCAGGCTCCGGCCTCGATGCCGATACCGTGGACGGGCAGCAGGCGAGCGCCTTTTTCCCGGCGTCCAGCGTATCAGCCTTTGCCGGAACCCTGCTTAATGACACCACTGCGTCCCAGATGCGCGGCACGATGGGCCTTGGCTCTGCCGCCACCCAGAACACCGGCACCACGTCCGGCACCGTGCCGATTCGCGGTTCAGGCGGCGACGTGCCCGGCAACATTACCGGCAATGCGGCCACGGCCACAAAGCTGGCCAACGGGCGCACCGTTAGCCTGACCGGCGATGCCACTGGCACCAGCGCAGCATTTGACGGGAGCGGTAATGTCAGCATCCCGGTGATTATCGGGGATG